AGCTGCCCGAGCGAGGAGCGGTGACAGGCAGCTTCGTGGAGATGGTTTGAGTTTTTAAAACCCAGGTTTACGCTGTGATGTTGAGCTCTACAACTGAGTTGTCGAAAGCTTTTACAGCTCCGAACTGAGAACCAAGACCTTGAACAACTGACAAGTCGTCTAGTGCTAGAGGGTTTGTGCTGTAAAGTCCAATGAAAACACCAACCAAGAAAGAAGCATCACTTTCGTCTTTCTTGAAAGACATGAAGCTCTTACCAGTAGGTAATCCTTGGTTTTTGAGAACTTTAAATTTACCAGCTAAATTACCTGCAACGTATGGGCCGATAGGTTCTGAAGGATATACTGTAGGAACCCAGAGGTCTGAACCTAGAGTCTCGATTGTGCTGATAAGTTCGGTGTCGGCTACAATAACGTTACCACCTGAGCGATAAACATTTTCCCGTAAACCGTTAGAAGCAGCAACAAGAGTTTGAAGAACACTTAAGCGGTGCATTGCCCAGCTAACTGCTGTAGGAGGAGTTTTTACCCAGCTGTATGAAGCATCAGCACTAGCTAGCATTTCTTCAAATACGTTTTCTGACACTTCTTTGTTAATGTAACCTGCGAGAGAGGTTGACATAACTTCATCAATGTCATAACCGCCAAGAACTTGTTGAGCTGCATAGAAGTTGTCTAAGCTGTAGGTAGAGCGTAGTCTATACTTTTCAGCTGTAACCTGTCGAGTTGCCCACTCAAATTTAACTTGAGCAGGTTTTGAATCGTCAGCATAGCGGTAAGTGATTGTCCCTGTAGAACCAGTAGCTGGAGTAGCTGCAGGAGTGATTTCAACTTCACCTGTGTCGTAATTTACGGTACCTGATGTGACGTATCCAGGAACTGGAGTTATTGCTCCTTTTCCATCGTCAAAAGCTACAGTAGAACCAACACCTGCAAAGAAAAGGTTAACACGAACTGTGTTTGGGAGAATGGAAGCTTCGGGAGCAGTGAAACTAATGGTTGCACCTAAAGTTAAAGCACGTTTAACTTTATTAGTGGAATAGTAGTTGTTCGTGTTCCAATTGGTTGAACCAAGAAGCTTATCCCCAGCGTTTACACCGTTGCGTGATTCTGCTGCAGAAAGTTGAGGGTAGTAAATTGGGGAGGGGTTAGATGGCATTGGTTGAACACCAGCTACTTCTGCATAAGCATAGTTTGGAATAAGAATGCTCATCAAATTGAAAAGCATTGAAACAGGGTTGTCTACCTTTGTAATATCCTCTGCAGCTGATTGAATAGCTTGACGAGAGAACCCTCTGGAGACAAGAATGTTTGACATCTGAGCCATGCTGTTAACAAGAACAGCTTTAAGTGACTCAGGCATCTTATGCTTACGTTTTCGTTCATAAGCACTTACAGATTGAGCAATCAAATCGCCATGATAAGCTGGACAATTTGATGCTATCTGATGGAAGGTTTGTTGCATTTTATTGCGAACTTCATCTTCTGTCATGTATTTAGACATATTAGACTCCTTGTATTGTTCTAGAAGTGTCTGACCACTTCGAATTATATCTACAAATAAAAAGAGATAATTAAGATTTTAAAAAGAGGTGGAAGAATCGTTAATTTAAAACAGATTATAACTATTTTATAGTGTCGAGAAGAAACGAAAAGAAGAAACGTTTGATAGGAACTTTTGTCCTGTTTATCTGTTTTTAAGAGCTCTAGCGGCTATGGATTCTAAAGAATTATGGTTGCGAAGAGTTTTAGAAACCATTCTTTTAAGCCTGTCAGAAGTAGCCTCTATCATAGCTGTTTGGTTTGTATAGTCCGAGTTAGCAGAAAAACGAGCTTCGGGAACGGCTGAATAACTCACCAAGTCAAAACTTACATGGATATAATCTTCTGGAACTATTATCTCTACATTAGGTCTGGAAGGCATTTTCTGAAGAGCTCCAAAACCACGAGCAGAAGCTCCTATTGTGCCGACGTGAGCTAAAGTTGTCATATCACGGCCTATGGAGGTGTTGAGAAAGTCTATATCTCCATAAACCAAATTATCAGTACCTATTCTCCATTCTCTTAGGCGGGCAGGAATGCCATTGTGAAAAGAAGTGTAATCTTTATCGGTGTGGTCGGCTTCCATCCAGCAACAACCTTCTTCAATAATAGCTTGCCAATATTCGTTAGATTCGAGATTTTTCCAAAGCTCGAGAGGGTAGATTTGTTGATTGATGGTTGGTACGTCATAAGACCCTATTACAACATTGGAAAGTGTGAGAAGAATATTTGTACCGTTCCCGACTATTTCTTTTCCAGAAGATTTGATAACTCTGGAAGTAACTTTCCTGTTTTTGAGAAGGCTTGGAGCAGGTGAGCCTGATAGAATTAATTGTTTATTGTTCATTAGAAACTCCTTTGGTGCGAACAGCTTGTCTTACTGTAAAAGAAGTAATACCTGTGAGGTAGAGATATGTAAAAGTAGCTAAATCTTCTTTATTGGTGAAAACATAACCTTCGGGGGTGAGAATAACACTGCTAATAGCTCTGACAGCCGCGTTATTGAGGTCTCCCGCGGTCAGTTTGATAGAACTTGGGACAAAAACGGGGAAAGAAATAGGTAGTGAAGCGAAGTTAGATAGGCTGCTGCCTTTGCTATTTAAAACTTCGGCGAGATTATTAAGCTCTTCAGGTGTTTGTTCAACATAATTAACTTTATCTTCAAAATCTATGGGGGTGTTCTCGTCGAAGGGAGTGAAAGAAGAAGCATAAGCATTAAGATTGATATTTGTCGAGGAAGACTTCACCATTTCTATCTTCTTTTTATTATTGGCCAGAGAAGTTATCAGAGATTTAGCTTCTGTAGGTTTAAAGATTTTCATATCTTCAAGAGATTGGATTAGTTTTTTATTGGCAAACTCTTGGAAAGTGCCTCTGTATTTTGAAATCACCATTTGCTCATCTTTGTCATTTTCTTCCGTGTCTACTCTAAGCAGCTCTTTTACATCCATACCGTTAGCTGACATAGGAGGGCCTAGAATAGATTCAACCAGGTAATTTTTATTGAAAAGAATTTGGTTTTGATTAAGCTCGTAAGCAAGAGATTTAAAGTTATCGATGGCGACTTTCATATTATCTGCGCGAGCTTTATCTTCAAGGAGAGTTGTACTAACAGTGCCGTAAGACCAATCTTTGAAAGAAACATTGTAACCTAAAGTTTGAAGGTAAACTGAATCTATCTCTTGAAGAACCTTGCTTACAGAATAGAAAAGAGTTTTACAAACTTTAGAAAAACGAGTGTCAAAAACTGTCTCTGTATTTTCTCCTCCGCCTAAACCGCTAGGAGTATCGTTAGAATAACCAATCATTGTAGGTTGAACACGTAAAGCAGAGAAAAGCTTGCTAATTTGCATATCTAAATCTTTAATATCTTTTATTTCAGCATTACCGCCAACATCTTTTATTTCTACATCTTGAGTGTTAGTTTTAGGGATAATAACTTCAAAATCTTGACCTGTTCCTTTAGAAGCCATTCCTGTAGAGTCGTAACTAACTCTTCGAACTTTCTTAAAAAGGTTCCGATAGAAATTGAGCAAACGAATTGAAGGTTTACTATACACTTGACCGCCAACATTAACAGCAATAATTCGATAGTAATTAGATTGGTCCATTCGGTTAAGAAGCAAAGCATCTTCAATGATTCGTATATTTCTCCAAGGTTGAGAAGCTGCGGCTAAGTATGGAGGGGCGTAAGTAAACTCATTTACAAGATCGTTCCCATAAGCATCTTGAGAAAAACTTCCGCCTCTGAGAAAAGTAGAATAAGAGATACCTCCAAGATTACGATAAAACTTAAGTTGAGCGTAAGAATATTCATAAGGATAACAATAATTTCCTTCTTTGTCTAAATACCCAACAGTTTTATTACCTATAACAATGGGAGTAACTTCTTGAAAATTGGCAATAGGGGTTACATGGGTTAAAACTCCTTCTTCATTAAAAATATGTTTAAGAGGAAGATTACCCCATAAGAGAATGTTGTATGCTATAAGAAGAATAAGATCTTGCCACCCAATAGATTCGTGGAAAATATCTAATTCTTCCTTTATGAGTTCGTAGGGAGATTTAACCCAAACGAGTTCTTGTTTATCGTTAGCTTGGAAAGTAGTTTCCATGATAACAGCAAGACAGGATTGGATTATCGGGTCTTGAAGCATGTTGGGAATAGTTCGAGCTAATAGATTGATTTGATTTCCCGATGTGTAAGACACGTTGTTAATGTCATATCGGGCAAAATTTGTATGTTCTGAAACTAATTGTTCTAAATCTGGGTCTTGTCTGCGATTAAGAAATTTTTGAACTCGTTCCGGAATAAATCTTTTTTTAGATGTTTGCATTTAAACCACCTTCGGTTTTGGGTATCTCATTTTCTATATTCCTTTCAAGTTCTTTGGGAGGAGTTTCAGTAGGGAAGCCAGTAGGTGGAGGGATGAATGAATCTGTCTCCAGAGAGCCTTCAGTTGTCGGGATTTGAGGATTCTCGTTGGCGAAATCCCTCATCATTAACTCACCATCCGGTTCAAGGGGGAGCTCCTCCCTATCAAGGATTACAGGAGGGATGAAAGGGTTGTATTCTTTCCCTTCCGCTGCCACTAAACTGCCAAAAAGAGTAGCTAAAATATTAAACCCTGTGATGAACGAATCCATTTCAAATTCCATGCCATAAGGGCTTCCTATGGAAATCCTTTTGGTCAGAGGATTGATTCTTAAAACTATGTGGTTTAAAACTACTTCCATCTCTGAAACAATTTCTAACATTATTTCTGTGCTGGAAGCCCATATGGCAAAAAGAGACACCCAGGAAGAAATTTCCTGGTCGTGAACTACTGAAAGAAAATCCTTAAAAGTAATATGGGTGTATTTTTGCCAGACCGGAAAAAAGATTGTTAAAAACTTGTAATAGAATTCGAATTCTGTCTGGTAAGAGGTTGTGGGGGTCTCTTCCCAATCTTCTGAACGAATAACTCTTATTTCAGACTCGTTGAATATTGCATACCAAAGAATCATATCTGTTCTGGAATTTATAAGCTCCAATTCAACATTGCTGGTGCTTTCTATGACTTTGAGAGAAATGTTTGTTAGAGGGTTGGATATTTTATTTGTAAAATTTCTAAGAGAATTAGCTATGTCGGATATTTTCATGAAAACCCCTTATTTTACAATATTCCGGGAAACCACAAGTATAGGAATGGTGCCCATAGAAAGAAGCAAAGGATTATCGAGTTTGAAGCTATCAGCAATTCCGTAACTATTGACCGTTCCTAACCTTATATTTACAACTTCTTGTGAAGAAAACCTCTCTTCTTTCCAGCTAGAAGTGAGGAGAGAAATTTCTTGATTGCTATAACCTATGTTGTAAAGAGCTTCTTTTGCTTCGCTTTCCATACCTTCATTGAAAGCTTTTTTGATGGAGGAAAGGGAAGAAATATCAACTTTGGAATTGAGAAGGTTTTGAGCTTCGTTCATTTCCACTTCTAAAACTGAGCCGAAAATACCCATATCTACGATAGCTTGTTTGGCTTCATCATAAGACGCGTAAGGTCCGTAGTAAGAATCGTCTTTATTTTCATCGGAAACCAAAAATACAGAATTTTTGATAAGAACTCTATCAAAAACACTGCTGTTCTGCTTCTCCAACCCTTTGCTGTTAGAATTTATGATTTTGAAGGTATGTCTCAAATCGTTCAATAAATTACTGTGGATATTTCTTCCAGGGTAAAATTTTGCCCAATATTTTTGAGGGGTAAGAGAAGGCTCTCTTCTTAAAGCCTCTGGAATACCTTCAAATAATTTTTGAGAAAGAATAGGGTAATTCCCAAAAACATTCTCCATGTTCCATTTGGAAGTTAGTTGGGTAATAGTTTTCTCAATTTTACCAGCAGCGGAAAGATTAGTTCTAGAATTCTTTGAATCAGGGACTTCTGCGTAGCCAAACTCCCAATCATCTTCAGCGGGAGCTAAAGATTTTTTATCCAAGTTTTTTCTAATCCAATCAAAAGCAGGTTGTAATTGTTGGATCATGCGCTTGACAGAAGGGTGGTTGATATCTCTCATTGGCCAATAAGTTTGAATATATTCTTCGGGAGTGAGATGAGGGTTTTCTTTAAGAGCTGCTTCAACATACCCAAACACGTCTCTAGTACCATCTTCACCAGGAGCATCATAGCCAGCGTGGCCTAACATGTAAGAAGTCTCGTTGCTGGTAATAAAACGCTTCCCTGTTGTAAAAGAAGTAGCTTTGCAGCTAGAGATAAGAGAAGGCAGATGAGTGGAAGCTTCTATGACTTCGGTGACGGAATTTTCTCTGATCAAAGAAGGTAGCATTAGAAGACTTTCCTCTGCGTTATAGTCGTAAAGTAAATTAAAAAGTTTGAGAGTCACTATGGGTTCGCAGGAAGAAATAATCCATTTGTTGTTTTTTGAGTCTTCAAAAACCACTGTGTTCTTGGTAGAAAGAACAGGGATGAGGCTAGCGCTGTACTCTTTATCTAAGAAAGTTTTGGTGTGGATAGGGAGAAAGTGTCTTGAAATAATCTTGGACAAAACAGAGAAAGCTTCTGCGGGTTTTTTGGTGTTAGAATTTAAAGAGATTTTATTATTTGTCAAATAATTTAAAGCCTCTTCTTTCGAGTTAAAAGTTTTTCCTAATTCTCCGTTTCTGAGCAGGTTCCACTTGCTGACAATCCTGAAAGGAAAACTTCCTTCAGGGATATCTTCTCTTTTCAAATCCCAAACTGGGTCTTCTGAAACTAAAAGAAATTTACCGTTGGAGTGGACCAGGCAACTATCATTGAAAAGAAGCTCTAAATCAGAAAAACCTTCTTTTTGAATCAAGAGATGATTCTGGTTTTGTTGGAAATTAGATATTATATTTTTACTTTTTAAAGAAGTAAGAAAATCTTTGAGTAGTTTGAAATCCATTTAGATCTCCTGTGTTTAGATAATTTTTTTCAAAGAAACAATTAAAGTTTCAACTTTGAACAGATTTGGAATATTTTTAAGATTGAAACGGGAACTAATCTCTTCGAAATTAGTTGTTTCCAATGAAGTTGCAGAATGTATCATAGGAAGATGGGTGAGCTTCCATTTGGCTTTAGAAAGAACATCTCTAATGGTGGTGAAATTTTCGCTGCCAGGTTTCAACACAATCCTGCTTCCAGAAGTTAAACCGTAACATTCGTAAAAATCTTTGATTTTTGAAATAGGGACTGTGTCGGATTTACCAAAGAAAGAAATTTTATCTTTTTTATTGACAGTGCTGGCTATAATCTCATTATCATTCATTGATAAAGTGATTTCATCGGAGCTGTTAAAGAAATCACCTTCCGTTTCTTTGGACTGGAAATCCTCTATGGAAATACGCCCATCAAGGAAAGCAGCCTGAAGTTTGGTGATATCTGTATCGGGGATGTTGATCTCTTTCAACAAATTTATTATGGTCAGACCATCTATACCCACAATTGCTGTTCTAAATTCAGCTTTAAACCTTTTATCGGAAAAAGCATCTTCTAGAGATTCTATAGTCTTGGCTTCTAAATCCAGACTAACAACGTTCGTAGGGACTCCTGAGGAAAGCAAAACCCCTCTTTTAACCGCGTGCAATCTGTCCGGGGTTTGTTGACCGTAGAGATGAGAGTTCATCATTTCAAGACTACTTCTATCCAGAGCGGAGATGATCTCATCTTCCATCATTTTATAACCCATCTTGGGCACCATTTGTGATTTAGGGAATAACAGATAGTTGGAAACTAATTGTTTCATATCAGGAGCGTTGATGGTATTTTTTAGGTGCTTTTGAACATAAGCTTCTGCTGCAGCTCTGGACAAGAAAACTTCTTTAACATTATCGAAACAGGTGGTCCATCTAGGAGAACTGTTTATTTTTTCCATTTTAATAAATTTTTCTAAAAGGAGATTCTTACCGTTTGTAATCTTGCCGGTAGAGATTATAGTCTCCTGGCCTTCTTCTGGGAAAAGCCCGGGCATTAATAAAAGAGTTGGGTCAGCATTACTGTTGACACAAAGCTCGTTGAGTTTAAGAGTGGTTTTAACGCATTCGCATGAAGAAATATATTTTCTACCAGCCCCGTCTGCAAAAACCACATGGGCTTTAATATTAGAGGTGATGTCATCTAAACTAACTTCCTCGCCTAGAGGGATATCGAATTCTTCGGAGACNGAGACATCTTCAACAATTCCGTTGTTAAGAGTATCTTTCAATATGTCACAAAAGAAAGTAGCTTCAATATAACGTTCGAAATCTTTGAGCTTAACCCAGTCATTGGCGAATTTTATAAAAACGGTGAAAACACCCTCGTTTTCCGCTAAAAGAAAAACATTGTGTAAAATTTCACCATTCTCTATATCAGCGCTCGAAGCGACTATTTTGATTTGTGAAACAGGGTTTAGGATGGTGCCATATTTGGGGTTGCAGCTTGAAATAATCTGGGAAATTTTATTAACAAGCACTCTCTCCACATCGTTACTAACAATATGGATTATTTTATCAGTGTTTTGTGGGATGAGAATAGCTTCTTTAGCATTAGCTTTAATGATAAGAGATTTGCTTCCCCTACTAATCAAATAAGTATGGAACCCTCCTTCCATACCTGGAGTCACTTCATCTATAAATTTTGTTCTTTTTGCTGCTGTTAACCATCTATTAAGATTTTCCATTATTTTACTCCTGAATAAAAATACCACCCTCCTAGTTAAAAACCGAGAGGGTGGTTGAAGAGAAATTCTTTAAAAAGCTCCCATCATTCGGGCAAGTCTCTCAGTATTCTTTCTTGTTTGCTCTGCTTGCAGCTTAGCCTCACTGGTAAGGAGATTTTTAGTTTTTATTGCATCTTCAGCTATTTGGTTTTTAACGGAAGATCGCAAAGAAGAAAGGCTTTGCATTTGAGCCTGAAGCTCTGCCTTGTAACGACTTGTTTCAGACTTAGCTGAGCGAATTTGAGAGCCAAGAGTAGAAGCAACTTTATCAAGTTGACGCTTGTAAGAACTTTCAATTTGTTTCTTTTCTTGAACTACTTTGTTAAGCTTGGAAACTAGGTATTGAATATAGGCTTTATCAACTTCAGTAAAAAGATCACGCTTGTAACGAGATTTTACAACTGCTCGATTAGAAGCAACAGAAGCTATAACTCGGTTGGCAGATGACTGAATTTCATAACCCTTAGGATTGACTAATCTTCCTCTTACCATAGAGAAGATAGAGTACTCTGCGTTTTGAAGTCCTTTAACGAAGTCTCCTTTAATTCCTACTAAGCCAAAGATAGAACTTGATTTAAGAAGAATTGCTTGTTTAGTTGCTGAAAGAAGAACAATTCTACCATCAAGATTGACTTTGAGAGAAGATTTGGTGAAGTTGGGTTTTCTTCCGCTGTAAAGAAATTCTTTAGCCGAAGCACCGGTGCGGAAAGAAGAAGCTCTGGTATTGGCTTTTCTTTCATAGAACCTTTTGGCGACATACACCCCGGAACCAATATCAGCAAACTCGATAACTTGAACGTTGTTAGAGTCTTCGATAGGAGCTTCGAGAGCTGCGATTTCAAGAGTGTCGAAATCATAAAGCTCGTTGAAAGGTTCTCCTGGTTCCACTGCTTCGATAACAGCGGCTCCCTGATCTCCAGTAGGTGGAGCGGAAGTAACTCCAGACTCTCCACCGACTTCTGTACTAGAAATATCGGTTTCTGGGTCGTAAACATCTTCTTCGGAAACAGGTGGTGTAGAAACTATGACATCCCCTTCGATGGCGTTGAGAAGACCTGAGGCTTCTGGTAAGAAAACTTCTTCAGCCATGGCATCAGCCATTTCTCTGGCCGAAACTGTTTCGGAAGCGATTTTGGTTCTACGTTTTGAAGGAAATTTAACGGAAGCTGCTACAGGAAGAGAGCTTAAAACATCTTCTGGGTCGACTCCGTTTTTGATTTGCTCCCAAGCTTTATTAGCTTGTGGCCCACGTATACCAATACCTTTCAAGAAAAGCATCACGTTTTGACTGAAAGCCATTAAACTCATGATACCTTCTTTCCAAGAATTGAACCAACCTCGGAGAAGACTAGCTTTGTCGCTAAGGGAAGAAGACTTGATAAGTCTGACTGCGGAAACCATTTCTTCTTCGGGAAGCTCGAGGAAAGACTCTTCGTAG